CGCGTCGAGGCAAGAACCCTTCTGTCGGGCGTTGCCCGGCTTCGTCTGCGACTAAGGATGCCATCATGAAACTGTCCGAACTCTTTGAAAACCGTAAGGCGCTCACTGCTGAGCGCGATTCCATTCTCGCACAAGACTCACTCACCGTGGAAGTCGAAGCCCGCGGCCATGAAGTCGCAAACGAACTCGCAACCGTTGAAGCCGAGATTCGTTCCGCGCAAATGCGCGAGCGTTTCGCTTCTTCAAGCGCCGTCGAACTCATCGCCAAGCGCGACATGGAACTCGGCCGCGAAGAACGCGACACCAAGAAGTACCGCGACCAGTTCATCGGTTGGCTGAAGGGTGGACAGGCTCCCGAAGTGCGTGCGCTGTCAACCACAACCACTCCGACAACTGCTGCTGGCACGATTATGGTGCCTGCCGTGTACGAGACAGGTATCCTAAAATACCTAGATTCGCAGGATTTCATGAGAGGGCTGGCGGAGTATCGAGGTGGTCAAACTGGCTACCCATCGCTGCGCTACAACACGCAGACTAGCGCCGACTACGGTGGCGGCACTGGTTCTTGGATTGCTGAAGGTGACACGGCCATAGTGAACGATATGTCACTTGCTGAAGTGCTCTTGCCACCACGGTTGTGCTCACCAAGCACACAGGTTTCGCAAACGCTTTTGCGCCAAGCAAATTTTGACGTGGAAGAAGAAGTGATGGTCGATCTTCAGAAGAAGATTTCCAAGAATCAGGCCTTCGGGTTCATCGGTGGCATCGGTGGCACAAAAATGCCAACAGGCATCTTTGATCCTGCAACCACAACCACTGGCGTTCGCACTGGTGCAACTGTTGCATCAGGTAACACGCGAGCACTGAAGGTAACTGCTGCAACTTCGGATTCCGCAGTGACGATTGCGAATCTCACCAAGATGCGCTACGAGATCTTGCCCGCGGCTTACTGGAATAGTCCAACCTGCGCTTGGATCATTCCGCAAGACGTCTACGCAGCGATCGCTGGCATCATCGTGAATAATGTCCCGCTGTTTGTCCCAAGCAGTGATGCCGGAATTACCCGGTCAGCACCAGCAACCTTGATGGGGCTCCCGGTCTACGTAACTCCGTATGTGCCTGCAAATGTCACAACTTCGGCAGCGAAGACCGTGATGGCAGTGGTTGGAGATATCCGAGAGTCCTACAGCATCCGCGAGTGGGCAGGCATCGGCATGATTCGGGATGACATCACTTTGGCCACCACTGGCCAAGTGAAGTACACCGCGCTCTCATTCGCCAACGCGAACATCACCCGCGGTAATGCGCTCGTTCAACTGCGCGTCACCAACTTCTGATTCTGATCCTCTCATCCTTTGGGTGGGTGGGGCTTCGGCTCCACCCACCCTCAGCGAGGAACAATGGCTCTAGACCTAGCAAAGTTCCGCAGTTGGGCCCGCATTCCTCACACGGAGGATGACCCGGCTATTGGCATTGCATGGGCAGCAGCCGTACGCGAACTAGAAGAGCGCACCGGGTGGTGCGTGGAGTCGGTCACTAGGACGCAGTGGGTGCCCGCAGCGCCCTTGACGATCTACGGCGGTCTGTACCTCCGTCTTGAGCGCCAAGGCGACGTAGCGGGCACTACGGTGGCTTACAGCGATAGCACTACGGTGCCGCTTACTGGCACGTGCGTGAAAGTGGTCATCAACGGTCTGATCTACGTCGATATGGACATCGACAACCTGACTTACCCAGTGACGCTGACCGTAACAGCGGGTAACGCGGCGCTGAATCCACTGCTAGAGATGGCGCTCCTCCAGCGCGTGGCACACCACGTCGCAAGCCGTGGCGACGATACGGTAGCCCTGGACTCGACCTACTGGGATCGGATCACAGGCATGATGGGCAAGGGAATCGGATAATGGCTGGGCACGTTCCATCAGGGATGCTGCGCCTGAGCATGACCGCACAGAACCCTGTGCGAACGGTCGACGATTACGGACAGGCTGAAACTTCGTGGATTTCAGTAGCACAGATTGCCTGCCACATCGAGACGGCGCGAACGAACGAAGTCATCGGCGATCTCGGAGTAAACACCCGTTCTGATTGGCGCATCATTGCTGCCTTTCACCCTTCAGTGACCAACAACTCAAGACTCGTGTATCAAGACAACGGCACTGAACGAGTGTTCCATATCCGCGCCTGTTGGGATCGCGATCAGAAGCGCAGGCGTCTTGAGATCGAAGCCACGGAGGAAACGGCATGACCGCTACCAAAGTGACTATCAAGACACAGTTCATTGACCACAACGTCCGCAAGGCGCTGAAGAATTTGGGCCCTAAAGTGGCACAGAACGTCCTGAAGCGCTCGATGCGTAAGGCGCTTGACCCAATGCGCAAGGCATTACGGCAGACCTGGCTTTCCGCAAACTACCGCGGGTACCCATGGCATCGCCAAGAGATCGCAAACGCCACGAAGGTGGACGTACGTAGAGGCGGTGGCGGAACATCCGCTCCGATCCTTGGCCGCGTCGGTGTCATGTACGGAAAGTCTGCCGGAGCAAACGCAAGTGGGCGCCAAAAGATTTGGCACTTGCTCGAAGGTGGCTTCCGTCACTTTGGCGGGAAGTCGAGCGCCTACAAGAACTTCAGTTCCACGGCAAGGGCAGAGCGAGACAACTACAGAGCCATCATCAAGCAGAACCGCCCAGCAGCGCTTAAGGCTCCGAAGACAGAACGAGCAGCGCGGATGCGTGCCGTCTTTGCTGCTGCACGTGATGCCGCACCTACGTTTGTTGTGGAGCGAGACATACGTAGCCGCAACCGAGCCTCATCGCAAAGTAAGCAGATCGCAGGATCGGGTAGATCCCGGAAGGTCGTTGAGCGCTTGATGCAGAAGACGATGCAAAACCTGCGGGACTACATCTTGCTTGAAGCAAAGGCGGCTCTCAATGGCAAGTAGCCCAAGCATCGAACTCATGACGCTCGCGCTGTACGAGTACACACAGGGCGAAGTAAACGCCGAGATATCGCCACGCTGGCGCCGTCAGGGCGACCCATTGCCGTACTGCACCTATGAGATGTCGTCTGCAAACTACGTCTTCAACTCAAACGCGATGACGAATATGGCTACCCTCACGTTCTCATGGACGGTCGTTGCCCAAACGCTCGCCGAATGCTTAGTAACAGCCGATGAACTCGCAGCGGCGTTTTTTGACTCATTTACAAAAACCAAAATCACATTCCGATGCGTTGACTTGTCCATGAGGACGGTCGATGCGGTTCCTGATGATGGCACAGGCGATGCGGAGCGCATCGTTGTGGTGTCCACTTCCTTCCTCGCTCACGACGAAAGTTAACCATGGCTACGACCTACTTTGCTGGATACGGCGGAACGCTCAGTATCAATAGCGTTGTTATTCCTGTGCAAAATGTGACCATTGACCATTCACGCCAAGAGATCGACATAACAAGCACTGTCGATCTAACGACCTTCGCAATGGCTGGCCGAGTAACGCGCAAACTGTCCTGCACCGCATTGGTGACAACGGCGACAGAAACGGCGCTGACCTTGCTAATAAACACGGCTACAGATACTAAAACGATCGTTGCATGGCTTGACGGAAATAGCGGTATTGGTCATACGATGACTTGCTTACTAACCAGTGCCAGTCGTTCGTACGACGGGCAGGGCGCAGCGACTATTAACTTTAGTTTCAGCGAGGCTAGGGTCTGATGCCAATCGGATCCGAATTTCTAGGAGACGGTTGGAGAGACGCAAGTATCCCTGGCTTGCCACCGTTACAGGTGCGGCGCCCAGTGATGCGCGATATGGCTGCGGCTGGTGGAAATCAGTACTGGTGGGTGGACTGCGTCCGATGCGCGGACGGTTCACGCCTCTTACCTGATGGCGTCGCTGCTGCTGATCTTCAAGCGGAAATCGGTAACGCCATTATCGCGGAGGTAATGAAAGACCGTTTTACTCAAGCGCCGAAAGGCGCATCTGGAGAATGAGCCCAGCGGCACGGATGGATATGCCGCTCGGCTTGATGGTGGAAATGACACCCGAAGAACGTATCGAAAGCCTACTCATCACCCTGTGTTGCTCGATCACACAACAACCACCACATAAAATTGCACCATGGCGTCTGACTTAAAAGCATCCGTCTCGATTACCGCGGACACCTCCGGCCTTATCAAAGGCGTGAATGGTGCCATGGAGAAGATAAGTCGTATAAGCGCGACGTCTTCGATGATGGCTGGCATGATGGGTGCAGGGCAGATCCTTGGCTATGCTCAACAACTACTCGGGATCGTTAGCGACCGATCCCAACACCTGAGCAAACTAGCACACACGTTTAGCCCTGAGGCAATGACCTCGGCTGCGAACCTTTCGCAAGCGCAGTTGGCATCAGATCAGAAAATTGGGCAAGCGATGGGCCCGGCACAGGCTGGCATCGACCGCATGAAGCAAGAATACCTAGCAGAAGAAACTGCCAATACGCTGAGAAATGCGGAAGCAATCGGCGAAGGCATGATTACCTTGAATGCTATTTGGGAGCAGACAAAGGCAATAGGTGTTGGCGCTGCTGATGCGTCACTCATGGCATTGGGAGCCGCTACAAAGGTTCCTGAGATGGTTGACGCAATGGCAGCAAATCCAATTCAGGCGGCGGCTGGTACTGCGCTGCAACCAATCATGGGCGCTGGTAGCACTGGGATCATGATGGCGATCGAATCAACACTCATGGCGATCTTTTCGAAAGTGAAGGGCGACTAATGGGAGCGCTAAAGATCAACGAGATTGCCGGAAGCCCTTCGTACCGTATTGGTTCGCCTGGTCAACCATTTACGCGCACGGATACTTACGTAGTGATATGGGTGCCGGAAGACGTAGAAGATGTGCAAGCAATGCCAGATGACGGCACGCTCATGATCGAGGCGTCGACTGTAGGCGGTGGCGGCGTCATTATTCCGAAGGTGCAGCAGCGCTATACAGGATGCGATCCAAATCTATCGTTCCTTGTCTGTGAGTCTGTCGATTGGAAAAAGAACCCTGCCGCACTTGCCACATGGACAGTCACCGCAAACTGGACTAGCCACATCGAGTTCATTTACGACGCGGAAGAGGAGCCCGAACCATGGACGCGCGTAACCCGCACTGGTGCCATGCGTCAGATGCAAATATGGCGCCGAGAGACAGAGATCCCAGACGAGAGTGACCCAGTAGACGGAAAGACTCCGTACGTGTTCCCGCCAACGGCAGCAGGTGACGACATCGGCGGCGACCGGGTGGACATCCAAGGCCAACCCGCGAACCGCTTTGTACAGCAGATGCAAATCATTGTGGAGTTCCACTACGACCGAACCTTCACGCTTGGGCCTGATGATGAGATTCAAGCGGAACCCGGGCCATACTTCAGTGGCTGGCTCGGCACTCGAAACAGTGAGGAGTTCCTCGGCTACGCACCAGGGCAAATCCTGTGCAACGGCATCAACGTATCTCCGGTCAACGATCAGACCTACATCATGCAGTTTAAATTCCTGTTTGACTGGCTTTCATTCTTCGAACAGCGGACAGCACCAAACACTGGTGGCGCCGCATTCATCGCTGCCGCGTCTACTTCGTTCCTAGGCGTTCCGTACAACCAGTGCACGAAGGTCTGTTGGTACCAACCGTACCCGGATATGGAAGACCTGAAGTTGATGTTCCCGGCGGCGGTCTACGACGCGATCCTCACCGCCAAGCCACCAGTGAATACCTGTTTGACTCCTGCTCGTGATCTATCCGTACGGCAATTCGACTTCCCGGCCTCATGAGTAATCAACGTCCAATCTTCAACGCTGGTCTTTACGGCAAGGCGAATCGTGTCGTCATGAACGACATGATGGACGGCACGGAGTTCACACAGAACAACCAGTTTGCGACGGAGTACGCCTACCGCGCATCGATGCCGAACCCGTACGAGCCTCGTAAGTTCTTGGCGCGTCTGACAACCGCTACGGCGATCAGTGGCGGTAGGTGGAGTTACGCGGGTACGGCTGCTGTAATGCTTGTTTCCTCGCCGTACAGCGAAGTCATCAGTGCAGGCGGTGAAACATTCACGGGCGCTATCAATCTGCGCGAAGTGTTCAACGCAAGCGCTACAGATATTGACGGCATGAACTTAACGATCCCAGCGGCTACCGTCGGGCCCGTCGGCAGTTTCTTTGATGTCAGTTCATGGGGCTTGACTGGGCTCGAAGCACTCGTAGAAATCACTGTTGTTTACGCCAAGACGGGCGAACCAATGTATTACTTTGACCGACCCAACCCAATGCGCTGCACTCCGGACTAACCATGGCCAACCTAACCCTAGTCACTCCGATCCCGCCCCAAGTCATCTGCAAAGGTGAGGTCTTCGCCGTCTCGATGCACGTCCACGATGACGGCGCGAACCTGCACTGGACAACTAGCGGACTAACGCCGAAGGGCTACATCACCGTGGGCACGGTCAAACTCGAAGGCACTGGCTTCGTTGTCAACGCTAGCGGCGGCACAGCCACCGTGTCCTGGACTGCGGCGCAGACGCTGACCGTGGACGCCAACGCGTGGGGCACGATCGTCCTTTACGCAGACCCGACATCCGGCAGCGAGAACCGACACATAGCGACCATCTTCGCACGCATCACAGCAGAAAGCATTCCGTAACCATGTTTACCTCCATGTTTCGGCGTTCCATGTTGGGTGCGTCAAGTAGCGGCCCTTACAGCGCCGAAATCCTTGTAGTAGCGGGTGGCGGCGGCGGTGGCCGCGAAGCATATAACGCTGGCGGCGGCGGTGGTGCTGGCGGCTATCAGGTTGCCTCGCTTACTTTAACGCCGTCCACCAGTTACGCCATTGCGGTTGGTGCTGGAGGTGCTGCGTGGGTTTCCGGAGATTCCGGCAGCGATGGTTCAAGCAGTTCATTCACGACTACCGTTTCAGTTGGCGGCGGCGGCGGTTCTCGTCCATTTGCAAACGGTAGAAGCGGCGGCAGTGGCGGTGGTGGTGGCGCATACAACACTGGCGGCGCAGGTACAAGCGGACAAGGAAACGCTGGAGGCAGCAGCGCAGCGTTAAACGCTGGTGGTGGCGGTGGTGGTGCAAGTGCTGTCGGAGGCAATGCATCGGGTGCGAGTGTTGGTGGTAACGGCGGAAATGGATCAACCTTTGCAGGAACTGCCTACGCTGGCGGCGGCGGCGGCTCAGCACTTACTGGGTCTTCAAACGGCGGTACTGGCGGCAGTGGTGGCGGCGGGCGTGGACGCGGTAACGCTGGCGCAGCGGTTCCAGGCACTGCAAACACTGGAGGCGGTGGCGGTGGCGGCAATGACTCTGGAGCGGCGGCCGCAGGAGGAAGCGGCATCGTAATCGTCCGTTATGCGGGAGCGCAAATCGGAAGCGGTGGAACAGTCACCAACGACGGCACATACACCTACCACACTTTCAACAGCACTGGAACATACACAGGCTAAATCATGGCACACTTTGCAGAAATCAACGCAAGCAAGATTGTCCAGCGCGTAATCGTTGTCCCTGATTCAGAGGAAGCGAACGGCGCGACATGGTGTGCCAACCTTCTTGGCGGCACATGGATTCAGACCAGTTACAACGGAACTATCCGCAAGAACTTTGCGGGTATCGGCTACACGTTCGACTCCGTTCGTAATGCTTTCATTCCGCCAAAGCCTTACCCGTCTTGGGTATTGAACGAAGCCACTTGCCGATGGGATGCACCCGTACCGGTGCCGCCCGGTGGGCCGTGGCAGTGGGACGAAGAGAATGAGGAGTGGGTAGAGGCTTGATCTACCTCGCCGTCATCGTCCTATCTTTGTTGCTCACCGGATGCGCATCGCAGACTGCGAGAATTAGCCAAGCAGCGACAGCAACCTCGGCAAGTGTTGCTGTCGCGCGTGGGCATCTACTCGCCGCGAACGCTGAACTACTGGCGATAGAGCAGAACGTAGACGCGGTGCACCAAGCCATACCGTACGTCAGTGATGACCAGAGCCCGTGGTTCGAAAGCGTGAAATGGGCTAGTGCTGGAGCAATCGCCGTTGTAGTCGGAACACTCATCTACAGATTTGCACCTAGGAAATAGACATGCAATTCACACCAACTCAATACGGGATCTACATGTTGGCGCTGCTGGTGGTGACTTTTCTCAGCGGGTGCTCGGTCGGAAACACTTATCGAAAAATGCGGCCCGTTGCGGCCAAGAAAGGCAAGAAATGATTTTGCTATCCAGTGTCGAGAGCCTCCTCGGTTCGATCTTCTTCGCTTGCAGTCTAGGTCTTGCAGGGACCATCCTCGGTTTTTGGTGGTGCAGGACTAAGGGCGGCAAATGAGCCGACGGCATTGCTGTTGTGGTGGTGGTGGAACAGAACCCGAGGTGGGAGGCTGTCCCGATCTTCCTACAGATTGGGACTCAAGGCAGTATCGAATTAACTTGCCGGATCTCTATCCGTTAGTACTCGGAAGAGTGATACCGGATACGCCGCCTTTACTCAATGATCTTGGCATAGTGCCCG